CTAAGGTCGAGAACGAGGGCTTATATTCTCCATTAGGACTTCCCCCCCTATCCCGGTGAACGATTCGGGACTTGAACCCGACTATTGCCTCAAACAAATTCATTCAATTCTTACGGTGCAAAGATATGAAATATTTTTTATATAAAAATATTTTTATTTATTTTTTCCAAAATAATTTCAATAAACCGGATTTATCCATGTAATATATATCAGGCAACTCATCAAGTCTTCCTAATTTTAACAATTTTCCACGTTCGCTTTCTAATGCAGCTCTTACGAACTCAATTTTATTAGCATTATTATCCCAATAGAATATTGCATTATCAGCATTTTTTTCACGTGCATCTTCTAAATAACTTCTTACTGTTTTTACATTTGCATCGTTTATATACTTGATTTCCCATGTTTTATTATCAAATAATATATCTGGCTCTTTAACTCTGCCTTCTGGCAAGAACTGTACTTGTTTTCCATTATATTTTGCAAGCATTTTTCCGACAGTCTTTTCTGCTTCACCACCACCACCTTTCTTTGAAAATATATGATTTTGATGATAGACATTGAATCCACCGCTAAATTTATCAAAGTATTCTTTTGTCCATACGTTACTATCGTATGAATCGAATTTTGCTTTTGCTTCCCTAATATATTCGGCTCTATTGGTCAAGTTTATATCCTTTACAGAAATTCCGGCAAAGGTAGCATTATCTTTAAGAAACCAAGGTAAAGTGCCACGATTATTCGCCTTCTCAATCCTATCAGCGTTATCGTTTACCCACTTCTTAAAGTTTTCCGGCACGTCGTCCACTGCGTTTTTGCTTTTGAATCCAGATACGTCCTCTCCGGCAAGTTTCATCCGGTTGCGTTCCATCATTTCTTCTTTGGAAAACAGTATCGGAACGGCATAACACCTGCACAATGGATGCCACCCTGTAAACACAAACGTTTTCGGGTACTTTCCCGCCAGATCATCGCAAATATCTGTAAACGGCACTCCGTTAATGGTGTGGTTGTTCGACAGTTTTACCTCAATTCCAACTACAAATGCAAGTTGCTGCCAGCGCATATTGTCAGCCTTCCGGTATGCCATATTGGTTTCCGTTGCCGTCATCCGCCGCGCGTTCTTGAAACTTGACCGATTAACGCCTGCCCCCGGATGGTATGCTTTTGCCTTTTTCGATAGTGCAAGGTTGCCGTGTTTGTCGCGCACCCTGCGGAATAATCTTTCCGGCTCATTCAGGTATTGCCGCACGTCGCGCGATAATTCAGCCGCTGAGCGTCCTTCGCCAATTCCAATATCCAAAGCAAGTTCAAGTTCCTGTTTGAACTGGTCGGTCAGATTCCATACGCGGTCGGACAAATTCATTCCGCCGATTTTTCGCTTTTGAAATGCAGCCAACGCCTCAATGTTGCGCTTGCCGTAACCTTCAAACTGCTTTGTCGCTATTTTTGTCGCTTTGGCAATACTATCAATAACAGCATCAACATCATCGCAGGCTTTTTTCCATTCCGTTTCGGTTGCCGTGTTGATCAGGTACAGCAACGAAGCCGCAAATATCCCGAAAGTCTTGTTTGCCTTACGCTTTAAGTCTGGAAAATCGTCAAATGAAAATGCCTTGTCAGGCGATATTTCTTTGTTTCTCACCATAGCAACGGCTTCATCAATGGTAACTCCGTACAGCATCGCCACGCGACGGATGTATTGATCCATGCGACGATTGTGTAGCCGGTTCGGGTCGTTGATGGTTGGCATATTGTTTAATGATTAGCCATTTTCTGTGTTGAAATTTACGTTTTAGTAAGCGAATTTCCGTGTTTAGACAAACACGTGTTTAGTCTTTACATTGTTGGCTCAAACGCATTCCTGTCATTCACCGCTGCATATTCCGCCTGTATTTCCAAATAGTCAGCGTCGGTATCATCGGAAAGGCTTGCAAGCGCAACGGACTGTTTTTGGCTTACCACAGGTTTTCCGCCATTGGCAGTAACCAGCACTTCGATATTTGCCTTTTCATCGTCGATGATGAATGGACGCATCACCGGTTCGATTTCCAATTGCTTGATGGCGTCGCCTTCAACAACGGACAAATACGCTTTGATGATGTTCAGTTCGCGTTCAATCAATTCTTCGTAGATTTCCCATTCGTCGCCACATTTCAGGTGCGCGTCCGAAAACAGCATCTTCAGCGCGACGCCGGATGATTGCCCGATGCCTTTCACGTTCTCGTAACTCAAATCTGGCAACTGCATTTCGGACCAGAACAAACGCAGCAATGTCTCAAACTGAAACCGTGTGCTTTCGGGCGATTGCGTCCACGAAACATATTCTGCGCCGCCTTCGCCAATCACCCTGAACACTTTATTTGATTCTCCTTTTGTTGGCGCACCGTCCAAGTTTCCTTTGATAATCAACACAGGCGACGCATGGTAGTCGATGATGTCGCCGTTGCGGGACAGCAGTTTTTCAATCTGTTCCACTTTGCCATTGTCGCCGTCAGCCCATACAGGTTCTGGTCGGTACGAATAGACAACCGGTATTTTTCCGAGTTTGTTATCCGCAGCGGTCATTTCCCATACTCCGTCGGCTTGTTTGAAAACGTAGTGCTTGTCAGCAGTCCACGTGTCCAAATAGATGTTCTTTTTGCCGTCTTCGTTTTCAACTTCATACTGACGCGAAAAAGCAACCATATCGCCAAAATCATCAAATAGTGGATACAGTTCATCCCCGCACGACGGCGACCACAGGTCGTACTTCAATCGCAACCGCTTTGCGCCTTCCCCCCTTTGGGGGGATTTAGGGGGGCTTACTACATACCAGTACGTCGCCTGTTCGCACTCAGACGAAATGATTTTGCACCGCTTTTTATTTAGCGTGTTCCATTTGTTCTTTTTTAGGACGGTTTTCACGGCTTCAAACTGTTTCTTTGCCGCCGCGTCGGTTTTCGCTTCCTGACAAATCGGATTGATCGGCGTGGTGAACATGAACTCCGACATGCGTTTTACCGACAATTTCTGCAAACCGATACAGACGCGAGTAACAGCATCTAACTTTTTGAGTGTGCCATCGTCGTTATAAATTGCCTTGTCAGGATATTTATCCTTATTGGTCATGATTTCGTGAAGTCTCGGCTCGTACTGCTTCACGAGGTCGCTCCACGCCGGAACTTCGATTTGCTTCTTTTTCAGGTCTTCGACAATCTTCTTGATGTCGTCCTGTGCAAAAATTTCTTCAAGTGTTTTCATCTGTGTATTATTTTTATTATTTGAATGCGTTTAATATTGCCGACATGTTCAATTTCATTATTTTCCCTAACAATTCTCCAAGTATGTAGTAGCGGGCGCTGTCGATTCCGTGATTATAGGCGTCGATAGGCTGGTTGATGAAATTTCCGTCCTTGTCTTTGTCATACGTGTAGTTTCTAAATTCGGTCAGCAGGTTGTACGACCTTTTTGTTACTTTAATGTTCATTTCGAGCATCTTCATGATCCCAGCCATTACAGAACCCTGATACTTTTCTACCGGATATATGATGATTCCAGCGTTGGCAATTTCCTGAATCAGTCGCGGGTCTGCGCTCTCTGAAATGACACGTTTGTCTTTTTGCTTTTTGAGTTCTGCGATAATATCTCCGGTGAGCATGTGCGTTCTGTAACATAATTCATCTAAATACAGGTCGTTTTCGTGGACGGCACAGTCGATGATTGCCGTTGGGTCTGTCGAGTACCCAAAATCCATCCCAATACCGCGTTTTTTGATCCACGATGGTATTTCGTCGATGATTTCTATTTTCTTGAATATTACGCCCTCTGCAATGTCAGCCCACCGCCCGATGATGGTATGTTCGTACTTCTTTGGCTCATTCTCTTTAATCCTGTACGTTTCATCGAGAAACTCCCTACCAAGATTTGCAATATTGTCAAGATACGTCGTATGAATATGCAACACGCTTGGATGAGTAGATATTTGCACCGGAACGCCGTCAAATTCCACAAGTTTGTGCGTTTTTTCGATGTATTTTTTGTAGATGAAATGATTGACGTCCGTCGGGTTCATGATGATGATTACCCTGTTCTGAATCCCTTTTTGACGTATGGACAGCATGATTTTGTCATAATCCGCCTCGCTTACCCATTCTTCAGCCTCATCACAGACAAAAGTGGTGATGCCCTGGATTGACTTTAATTTGGCAGTCTGATTGCCGCTGCTTGTTTTGATGCCGCGAAACATTACCGCCGATCCTGTAATGCGGTTGGTAATATCCTGCCGCGTCACCTCAAAATATTTGTCCGTTCCGTCAATCTCTATCTTTTCGTGAAATTCAGGTATGATTGATATGTCGGCGGACACCATCGTATAACGGCAATACAGTATCACGTGACCTTTTTCAAATGTAAGTCGCTCGATGAATGTAGAGGCATTGAAAGACTTACCGCTTCCCCTACCACCGGTTAAAATGGTGATGAATTTGTCTTTGTTGCTGTACAACTGATGGTATATCGTCTGGGGTTCGATCATTTTATCCGGTCTTTGATCCATTCGTCGATGGAAATGCTGCCTTTTATCTCATTCTTTATCGGCGCATTCCATCCTTGCATGTCAGCTAAAACTATTATAGCCCGCGTTCTATCGTTATCCCTTTTGCTTTTTTGGGCGATGTTCGACAAAATTTCAAGACTTTCGTCACGGCTCAAAATAGCCTTTTTAATGGCTTCTCTTGCTTCGTTGGACAATACCTCGTCTCTGGCTTTTTCCTGTTTCTGGATGCGAGTTTTGTTATATTCTCTCGCTTGTGCTATGTATCCTTCAATAGTTCTTTTGCTCTTACGCAACTTTCCGCAAAAAACCGCAATAACATCCGCAATTTTTTTGTCGGGATGCTTGTACATAAAATCCGCTATTTCAATGACTTTGCGTGAATATGTCGGTTTGCCGCTCATTATTTCTTTCTTGAGATATTTGTTTTTATTTTGATTTATTATATCTTTGTGCTTTCAAAAAGCGATGAAAGGGCTGAACTTGGCTTGACCATAAATAGTCATTCGTCGCTTTTTTATTTGCTTGGTTACTTTATTTTATTTGTTACCGAATATAAGAAACGATAGTACTTTATCTTGCCGTTCTTTCTTACATGTTGTTTTTCTGCAACATTGTAGTACACGTTTTTACTACTATCCTTACAGGCAATAACTCCGGTATATCATATTTTCCAATACCGGAAAACATTATTTTTTTCCATGTTTTCAAAACGATCACGTCTACTCATATCATTATCAAACTATGAACAAATCAATTACACTGCAAATATACCTCATCGGCATATCATTACTGCATATTTCAGCGTAAAGTTATTAACTGTTAATAACTTTATGATTTTTGAATGTTTTTGCAACAAAATCAAAAATATTTCGTAAAAAAGAAAGTTAAACCAATAAAATCAAAAAAAAATGAAGAAAGTATTTGTATTGTTCGCTTTCATTGCAATATTTGCAGGATGCTCCAAAGATGAAGGAAAAGATACATCAAAGTACCCTGATTTGTTAATTGCCTACAAGTGGCAAATTTCATCCAAGTTTATCAACCCAAGATATAATGGAACTAATGATGGTTTAAGCGATTGGACTGATAAAGATAGAGACAATTGGCTCATATTTAAGCCAAACGGTGAGTATTGGATTGATGAAGGCTTGTTACGAGATGCAGGCAAGGCAAGGTTATACAAAATGGGAACATGGTCTTTAATTGGCGATGTTCTCAAATTTAATTATGTTGATGGGGCAAATGCGGAAGTAAGAATCGAAGAATTGACGAATAGCAAAATGGTATCTAAATTTACCTTTGCAGAGGCTACGACTGAATATACAGTGACCGACACGTACATAGCCGGTAAACTTGACACAGATTACCAACCAGTAACGATAGCATCAATAAATTTTGAAAAACCGACTTTGGGCGCAGGTCAGGTGGTTATATTTTCTGTGACTATATCAAATCCTGAAACATTCAAGTACACTATATCGTGGTCTTCCGGAAGTAATAATTTTGGTAACGGTTACGAGTTGGAATTGACTATGTTAAGTGCAGGAGAAAAAACATTAACCGCAACTGTAACGGATGAACTCGGAAGAAAGTCAGAACTTACAAAAACTTTCACAGTCGTGGAATGTGATTTCGGCTTCGGTATGTGGGGAGACAAGTTGGATGTTATTCAAAGAAGTGAGACCGGGGTCTATAAAGGAAACAACATGAGTACAATTTATCACTGGTTGGGAAGTGGATGGGATAGGTATTACACTTTTTCGGATAACAAATTATCATTTGGAATGAAAGTGTATGAATACACTCCAAAAACAAATCAAAACCAACAGATCGTCATTGCATGGACGCTTCATGAAGAGTATGTTTCTGAATTGACCGAGAAATTTGGCGCACCAACAGAATACGCTACGTATGTGCGCGTGTTTACAGGTGACCCATTAAATGATGCGCTTGCGTTGATAAATGGAGGAGTTGTTGAGATAAAGTTTTCAAATAGTAGAACCAACGTAACCTATACGGCAACCCGCAAGCCTTCAACCGCTAATACTGTCCAGTATGAGATAAGGTATTCTCAAAAGAATTAGAAGAATTAAAAAAGCCCCTTTTTAGGGGGGCTGACTATTACGATCAATCAATTACGAGACAGACAATAATTCTCTGCCTAATTGATGTAAGCCGGAAATTAATTTTTCCCGCTGTTGTTTTCTTGGTTTTTTCAACCCTGAACTGTAATGGCTCAATTGCGCTGGATTGATTCCTGATGCTTTCGCAAACGCTGTTTTTGTAACCTTTCCGTCAATATATTTCAATAACGCTTCTACGTCAAATTGAA